CACAACAACGAGAGAGAACGACAATGAAACTACGACAATACGGCTCAAACCAAACTGAACTTAGCTTGCTGTGTGGCGCTGTGGTATTCTTCAGCTATGAGACACCAGTGGCAGCACTGCTACCATCTGGCCGCTACATACGCACAGAAAAGAAATGGTCACTGACTACCAGCAAGCACATCAACAAGTGGCTAACGGGTGTCACATCACCAGTGGAGCAAGTGCCACAGGAAGAACTGCACAGACTAGTGGGAGACGTATAGACATGAGCGAAGAACTAGAGCAAGAGACAGCGCAGGAGCTACCATTCTGGAAAGGATGCCTCTGGTGGATCTGGGGTTTCACAATAGGACTAATTATAGGAGCATGAGACAATGCGAGACGAGATAGATATTTTCATTGACTCCACAATTGCGTGGAGTGAACATAGGCAGGCACTGGTTCTGGCAGTAGACAGACACCAGTTCGACAGGGCATTGCGTGACCTAGTGGCTAGGGCGCGAGCCGGTGAACGATTCGAGACAACAGGAGACGAGAGCAATGATAGCATATAAATTACTGCGGCAGCGCAAAGACGGCACACTAGGGCCGCTATTCATCAACGCAAGCCAGAGAGTGCCTGTGGGTGAGTGGCTGGAGGCAGAGAACCACCCAACGCGAGGATTTGCCCAGCGTCAGGGATGGCACTGCACACTGACACCCAACGCCCCACACTTGAAACTGGAGCCGAAAGGTAGTAAAAGAGTGTGGGCAATAGTTGACGTAGAGGATTTTGAAGAGTACGATAGGCCAGAATCTCAGGGTGGTACATGGGTACTTGCTCAGAGAATGAAGGTAACTAAAACAATTGGAGTATGAGACATGAGTGCGACGGATGGGGTATGCCTGCACCAGATTGTAGGCGAACTAGAGAAGATCAAAAAAAGCATGGTGATGGATTTCCCAGTGATGCGAGACGCTGACGATTGGCAGATATTGCGAAACCATGTTGACGAGATAGAGGAACTAATAGAGAATATCAACAACGCGTAACAACAGGAGCGTGAGACAATGGATTTATTCGAGCAATTAGGTATGAGCATTGGTGGCAGGAGTGTAGCGGAGCATATAGACTCACTCCGCGTCACCAGTGACACAAGAGCAATTGAGGCGCTACACGAGCCGGACAATAGCGACCCTGTAGAGTACGTGGTAACTGTGGAAATGATCGTGTCTGCTACGTCAGAACATGAGGCCAAACGATATGCCCATGACATACTTGACACAGCAGAGCAGGAACTGGCAGACTTGATAGACACAGACATAACAGGAGCTTTCGAGGTATAGAAAATGGATACTATAGACATATTTGTGGATCATGTTGTGATTCATTCTGAGAGTCGAGAGGCTCTGATACTCAACAGCAGTGTTGATGACTTCAAAAGTAACTTGCGCGAGCTTGTTTCTGTTGAGGTTAGAGAGACTCTGCTGGAACGTGTGAGAGCTTTAGATAACGAAATAAAACTTATTGAACCGCATAGGCGTGTAAGCCCTCAACACGACAGGCTTGTTGATGCTAGGACTGCTTTGATGCGCTTGCACAATGATCTTCTGTGGAATAAGGAAACTGTATGAACATATTTTATCTGGACAAGTGCCCAACACGGGCAGCACAACAGCAGTGCGACAAGCACGTGGTAAAAATGATCCTAGAGAGCGCACAAATGCTCTCTACGGCTCACCATGAGTACGAGAGTGATCGTGCAGTATACAAGACCACACACAAGAACCATCCCAGTACTGTATGGGCCAGAGAGTGCACCAGTAACTATCGCTGGCTTTATGACCACATGATGGCCCTAGGAGACGAGTATACGAAACGCTATGGTAAGACACACCTGACCATACAAAAGTGCCGTGATGCGCTCAGAGAGCCTCCAGAGGGTATGCCGTGGAATGTACACCACACACAACCGCCACAGTGTATGCCCGACGAGTACAAGCGTGATTGTTCCGTGGAAGCCTATCACTTGTACTATGCAAGCAAGGCTGATATAATCGACATGCGCTGGACTAATGCCAGCCTAGAGTTTTTCAACCAACAGGAGATAGCAGCGTGAGTGACTCATACAGCTATGATGTAGACGTTACAGACCCCAACGAACTAGACCCTATAGACCGTATGATACGTGACTTGGTGGACTATAAATTAAATGTCTGTAGTGTGCAGGAATTGCTTGCAATGGCAGCCAGCCACATGACACGAGACCTAGAGGATAGAGCATTGTCTGAAGTGCAGGCAATACACGATGAATTCTTTTCACGAGAGGAGCTACACTAATGCGATGCAAGGCCTGTAATATAATGCTAGAGAATCACGAGCTTTCTAGGAAAGACAAAGTGACTGGGGAGTTTCTGGACTTGTGTGGCATTTGTGCCCAACACAGTAATGAAGCACTATACAGACCAGAGGAATCAGAGGAGTACGGAGACTACAATTTTATACAAGAGGAGCTTGCATTATAGGAAAAGTATGGTATACTACTATGGTAATGAACGATAAATTCACTACAAATAACTGTTCAATCGCTAAATACAGGAGAACGATAAATGGCGGTAATTGAAGGCAAAGCACAATTCATCTGGTTAAAGTCTACTGAAGTCTTCGAGGGTAAAGACACAGGTCGCTACACTCTGACGTTGACTCTAGACGATGAATCAGCAAATGAATTGTCAAACAAGGGTGTGCGACTAAAGTCATATGGTGATGGGAGCGATGCAATCATGCAACGAAAGTTTGCAACACGCTACCCAGTGACTGTGATAGACGCAGAGGGTCAGCCATTCGCTGGTGACATTCCATCAGGGTCTAAGGTACGCCTCTCGTACAAGTATGGAGACGAACACCCTGTATATGGTGTGCCGGTATACATGGATGGTGTGCGTGTGTTAGAGATGGGTGCCGCTGGTGTTGACGCAGCACTCTAAGTTCATAGGTCATGAGTCGTGCGATCAGTGCGGCTCCTCTGACGCTAGGGCTGTCTACAGTGACGGCGGGAGCTATTGTTTCTCCTGTCACGCTGTAGGCAAGCCTGATGGCAAACCCACGGTAGAACCAACGCCATTGCGGAGGAAACTAGAGTTGACAGGAGTTATAGCAGATATTCCTGATAGACGTATCAGCCAGAACACGTGCAAAAAGTACGGTGTGACAGTTGAGTATGACTCTCAGGGTAAAATATCTAAGCACATCTACCCATACTATGCTTGTGATACCGACGATGTCAAGGGCACTAAAGTACGCCTAGTGAAAAACAAAGACTTCTTTGTCACTGGCAGCACTGAGGGTGTCGGATTGTTCGGTCAGCAGGTGTGCAAGGGTCGAGGTAAGTACCTGACAATAACTGAGGGTGAACTGGACTGCCTGTCTGTGTCTGAGATGGTAGGCAATAACTATGATGTTGTTTCGTTGCGCTCTGGTGCATCTGCGGCTGCTAAAGAAATCAAAGAGCAGCTAGAGTGGCTAGAGGGCTACGACAACATCGTGGTATGCTTCGATAACGACAAGGCCGGTAAGCAGGCTGTAGAGGATGTCAAGGACTTATTCAGCCCTAACAAGCTGAAGATTGTCAAGCTGCCTATGAAGGACGCTAGTGACATGCTACAGGCTAACAAGATCAAGGACTTCACCAGTGCATGGTGGGACGCCAAGGTCTATCAGCCTGATGGCATTATCAGCGGTAGCGATACATGGGAAGCACTCACCAGCAAGATCAAGGTGCAGAGTATTCCGTATCCGTGGCAGGGACTCAATAGCCACACCAAAGGATTCAGACCCTACGAGCTAGTGACGATAACGTCAGGCTCAGGTATGGGCAAGAGTCAGATGGTGCGGGAGCTAGAGTATTACCTGCTCAATGCCACTGAGGATAACATAGGCATCCTAGCGTTGGAGGAGGACATAGCCCGAACTGCTCTTGGCATCATGTCAATAGCGGCAGACTGTCCCTTGCATCTAGAGGAGGATCTAGACCCTGAAGCTGCCTTCCCTTTCTGGGAGCAGACTATGGGCACTGGGCGGTACTACCTGTTTGACCACTGGGGTAGCACAAGCGAAGACAATCTGTTGGCTCGCGTTCGCTACATGGCAAAAGCGTTAGACTGCAAGTGGATCATTCTAGACCACTTATCCATTGTCGTATCAGCGCAGGAGAATGGCGACGAGCGTAAAGCTATCGACGCTATCATGACGAAGCTACGATCATTGGTGCAGGAGCTAGGCATTGGACTCTTCCTCGTGTCTCACTTGAAGCGCACACAGGGCAAAGCACACGAGGACGGAGGGCAGATCAGCCTGAGTGAGCTACGAGGCTCTCAGTCCATTGCACAGCTGTCTGATATGGTTATTGGGTTGGAGAGAGATCAGCAGAACGATAATGAGGAGAAGCGCAACACAACCACAGTGCGTGTCCTGAAGAATCGTTACGCTGGACTCACAGGTGCCTGCTGCTGGCTGAAGTACGAGAAGGTCACAGGCAGGATGATGGAAACAGCAAAGCCACAGGAGGAAGCAAATGGCCTCTAGTCCCATCTTTTTAGATGCAGAGACTAATGGTCTGAAGCCCACTAAAGTGTGGGTGGTAGTCACCATGCAGGACGGTGAACTACAGGAGCATTACGATGCAGAGTCCCTAGAGTACGCTCTAAGAGGGCATGATGACGTAGTAGGTCACAATCTACTGGGTTACGATATACCTGTCCTGAAGCGTCTGTGGGACATTGACATAAGCAAAGAGCGTGTGAAGGACACATTGGTCATGTCACGCCTAGCGAATCCACAACTAGACGGTGGTCACTCTCTAAGAGCTTGGGGTGAGAGACTGAACTTCTCCAAGGGAGACCACAGTGATTGGTCGCAGTTGTCTCCAGAGATGGTACAGTATTGCCGACGTGACGTAGAGGTGACAGCAGCACTGTACAAGAAGCTGGAGTGGGATCTAAGACACTTTAGTGACCAGTCGGTGGAGCTAGAGCATGACGTACAGGACATCACACAGCAACAGGTACGCAACGGATGGCTACTTGACACACGTAGAGCTATTGAGTTAGTCGCTACGCTACGAGAGAAGCTATACGATCTGGAGGATGCTGTACAGGAGGCTTTCAGACCGCTACCAACATTTGTAAAGGAGATACAGCCAAAAGTAAAAAAGGATGGAGCCATCTCTGTCGTAGGTTTAAAGTTCTTGGGAGACTCTTGGGAGATCGTGGGTGGCCCTTTTTCTAGAGTAGACTACCCTGAGTTTAACTTGGGGTCTAGACAGCAGATTGGCAGATATTTACAACACTATGGATGGAAGCCCTGTAAGTTCACAGAAACTGGACAGGCAATTGTAGACGAGAAGGTGCTATCAGGTATCACCGGCATCCCACAGGCTTCTCTGATCTCAGAGTACCTGATGGTGCAGAAACGCATAGCACAAGTGCAGTCATGGATAGACGCAGTAGATGAGGACACAGGACGTGTGCATGGTCAGGTCAACACTAACGGTGCAGTAACCGGCAGGATGACACACGCCAAGCCTAATCTAGCGCAAGTACCAGCATCACGAGCGCCCTATGGAGAGGAGTGCCGTCGCTGCTGGACTGTCCCTGAAGGACATAAACTTGTGGGTTTTGATGCTAGTGGACTAGAGCTACGGATGCTAGCTCACTATATGAACGATGAGGACTATACAAATGAAATCATTAACGGAGACATCCACACAGCTAACCAAAACCTTGCAGGACTTGAATCAAGAGATCAGGCTAAAACTTTCATCTACGCACTCCTGTACGGCGCTGGAGATGCTAAACTTGGTACAGTGGCAGGAGGAGGCGCAGGTGCTGGTAGACTTCTTAGAGAGCGATTTATGTCTAATCTCCCATCATTTGCAACTCTTAAAGGACGAATTGCTCAAGAAGCAGCACAGGGTTGGATCAATGGATTAGACGGGAGGAGACTCTGGATTCGCTCTGAACACGCAGCATTGAATACTCTATTGCAGAGTGCCGGTGCATTAGTTATGAAACAAGCCTTGATTACTCTGGATAAGTATGCTATACTATGGGGTATGGACTATAAGATCGTAGGTAACATCCACGATGAAGTCCAAACCGAAGTCCCAGCATCACAAGCAGAGAAGTTCGGGCGGCTTGCAGTCTCTTGCCTAGAGGCAGCAGGTATACACTTTAACCTAAACTGCAAACTTGCAGGGGAGTATCAAATTGGAACTAGCTGGGCAGACACACACTAACATCAATCCAAATACTGGTAAAGTCTTTTACTACAAAGACAATCCTAAAACTAAAAAAGCTGAGAACGCCTTACAGATGTACGTAGACGGTAAGTACGTCCCTAAGTCACACCCGCTACACAAGCCCGGACGCTACAAAGGATTCACTGACGCAGCCTTCAGTTCTCTACAGAACTACGAGCTTGCCAAGCAGGGTCAGGTGTACGTACTGGTCAACCCAGCATTCCCCGGTTGGTGTAAAATAGGGATGGCTGTAGACGCAGAGGATAGGCTCAAGCAGTATCAGACTAGCTCTCCCTACAGAGACTATGAGCTAATCAAGGCATATGATACTGATGATCGACGCACCGCTGAGAAGGCCGCACACGAGCTTCTAGCGCATTCACATGAACGTAAGGGCGAGTGGTTCTACATTCAACACCCTGTCGCTACAGAAATACTGGACGGACATTTCAATGAAAACAGTTAACACAGTTGTTGATGACATCTACGAACTGATGACCACAAAGTCTGCTGATGAGTCAGTGGACGTTGAGGCAGAGATTGACAAGTTCGGAGAAGCCGTCAAACAGCTAATGCGTACTGAGTTTATGCCTGATGCACCACGTGATGGACGTAAGCTACGCCTGTCCAACATAGGCAGAGACGATAGATACCTATGGCATCACTACAACGACACAAGCGCAGGAGAGGAGATCCAAGGGCACACGTATGTGAAGTTCATGTACGGGCATCTGATTGAGGAAATGCTCTTGTTCTTGTGTCGCCTATCAGGTCACACGATCACTGATGAGCAGAAGGTATGTCAGGTAGAGGGGATCACTGGACACATGGACTGTCGCATAGATGGTATTGTGACTGATATCAAGTCTGCAAGCACCTACGGCTTCAGGAAGTTCAAGAGAGGCGCTATAGCCTACGAAGATCCTTTTGGTTACGTTGACCAGTTGAAGGCATACGCCTACTCAGAAGGTGAGACTAAGTTCGGATGGTTGGTCATGGACAAGTCCAATGGTCATCTAACGTACCTGAAGTACGACCTAGAGGACACAGAAGCACCTGTGTACAACACCATCAAAGGTGACATTGCCGAAAGGATACGTCACGTAAAAAAGCTCGTAGAGGCAGAGGAGATACCACCAGTATGCGCAGAACCATTGGCGGATGGCAAAAGTGGAAATATGCGATTACCCGCAAACTGTTCCTACTGTCAGTACAAGCATTCATGTTATCCAGAACTGCGTACTTTTCTGTACTCAAGCGGGCCAAGGTTCTTAACGGAGGTGGTACATGAGCCTAAAGTCCAAGAGATCACGTAAGCAGAGTATCTATAGGTCTGGACTAGAGAAACGCTTTGCACAGACAGCACCTAAACGTAGGTACTTGTATGAGCCATATGATGTACCCTATGTGATGCACAGGAAGTACAAGCCAGACTTTGTAGATAAGAAGACAGGTGACTACATAGAAACTAAAG